TAGGTCTTTCTGAGCGTCTTCGACATCATACAGCCTCATCTTAGATCTGTCAATACCTATGACGAATCTCTTGTTCAAAGTAGGGTCATAGTATCTATTCTTTAACTGCTTGACCATTATTTGATTTTGTTCTTCAAGCTCTTCGGTAGAAATGAGAGCAAACATAAGGTCAGCAGTGGCAGGGAGACCAAAAGATTCACTGGTGTCGGTAAGATCGACATCGCTACTACCGTAGCCGCTACGGGTAGTTTGCGTAGCAGAAACGATTGGAACTCCTGCTTCGACTGCGAGACCTCTGAGTTCTTCTGCGATTGCTTTGACATAAGTATAAGAATTTACTATAGAACCTTTGTACCTTTGTGAGGCACATATGTTTAGATAATCAATGAATATAATATCTGGTTTAATATTTCTCTTGAGTTCTAACTCATTTAATAATGATTTAAAATGTCCTACGTGAGCAGATGCAGTAGGATACTCTTTAATTATAAGTTTACCTTGTGTCTTCTTAGATAATTTACTAATCTTATTCTCGAACATAATTCGAGGAAGTTCTGCTAGTTTCTGAATAGGAACATTCAAAAGATTAGCATCAATTCTCTCTGCAATTTTTTCTTCAGCCATCTCAAGCGTGATGTATAATACGTTCTTCCCTTGGAGTAACACACTGCTTGCGACATGGCACATAAAGAGAGACTTACCAACACCAGTACCAGCGAGAGCAATATTAAGTGTTTTATTCGGAAGGCCACCTTTTGTAATACGATTAAAAAATTCCAAATCAAAGGGAATCTTTTCCTCTTTCTTATGGTAAAAGTCAAATCGTTCTTCGTAGTTTTGTAAGTAGTCATGTCCTACATTCTGGTCAAATGATACACCTAATGCATCGCTTAATATTTGTGGAATTGCTCCCTTATCTCTCTTCTCATCTTGTCCGTCTGCAATCTTAACTGACTCCATAAGCGATAGATAAATCGCTCTTTCCTGACACCACTTCTCCGTCGTGTCAACAATCCAATCCAAGTCATGCTCTTCTTGCGATAACTCATTCAACACCTCAATAATTTCTTTAAACTGTTCTTCAGTAAGATCTGTACGTTCCTGACATTCTATACCCAATGCATTTAAAGAAGGTAAAGAATTATAATTAGTTACATACTCATGTATCTCTAGGAATACTATCTTATAAGATTTGACAGTAAAATAATCTGACTTAAGAAATGGTAATACCTTACGAGTATACTCATCATTATAGATCAGACTACCAAGTATAGTAAGTTCTAAATTCATAGGTAGTGAAGGTAAGTACCAATAATGTATTTTTTATCAGACACAGGTGGGAGTCCAGCATGTCTGTATTGCCACGTTGGTGGAAACATTAATATTCTACCACATTCAGGCTTAATTGCATAGTCTAATCTAGGGAAATTTGTTTCTCCACCTTCAGAGACTGTATTAAGATAGAGGAAACACACCAAAAATCTACGAGCAGAAGAATAATCCTGAACATCGACATGATCTTTAAACTGGTCGTAGGCATTGTTATCGTATAGTTTTAAACGGTTCTCTTCAAAAGCATATTTTAAAGGAAAATCCTTTAAGCAATCCAAATCTTGAATATAAAGTTGCACTGCATCAGTAAAGATGGATGTCAACTTCATTTGTATACCCATCCATTGATGGTCTTTTGCTTTATACCTCTGTGATATATTTAACTCATAAAAGGATGGTCTTTGTTCCCTATCAAGGTACTCTCCTTTAGTGACATTATATGATTCTATGATCGCATCACAGAAAGTTTTATCTGCTAACCCATCATAACACTTAATAAAATCTGTAAGATTAGTTCCCATATTTAAACTCTTTAGATGCACACTCATCAAGAGCTTGCATTATCTCTGGTGTAAAATAGGTTTCTGGATCTGATAGAATTTGTTTGGCATATATTTTCTTTCCATTAAACTCATACCTTCCAGCAACATTCTTCCATAGTCCATACTTTTCACCTAATTCTAATAGACCATAATGTTTATCAAGACCTTTATCATAGTACAATCTCACCTCCACTTGATTATTCTCTTTAGTTAATCTAGCTTTAGCTGTTTTGCATTTAATAATATTTCCCACAACCTCTTTACCATCCTTCTCTTTCTTTTTAGATAGATATATGATTGTGCTTGCTGCGTATTTGAGTCCACTTCCACCTCCCATTTCTTTAGTAGGAATATATGCACCAACTACATCATATGTATGATTGGTAACCAACATTGGAACGTTTGCTTTACCTAACTTTAATGTCAAAACTCTAAAGATAGACTTAACAACTTGTGCTCTAGTCATATCACGTGTATCTTTACCTGCTTCACTGTCCTCAACCTCCTTACTGGTTGATAACATACCAAGACTATCAAGAACAAACATTAAAGGTTGTCTTGTGTCTGCTGGTTGTTCCAAATACTTATCTAGTATTCTAATAGACTGTGTTCTAAATTCTTGTACTGTAGTAACTGGTACGATCATCATACGAGAAGAATCAATACCCCTCTCTTCTATCTGCTCCTTACTTAAAGCACTTTCAGACTCAAAATAAATAACGCCAGCATCAGGATTAGATTCGAGGAAATGCTGTACAACGCCAAGACAGAAAAATGTTTTGCCAGTACTTGACTCACCTGCAATAGCTGTGATCTTGTTCCCTGGAATACCTCCGTAGATACTTCCTGAGACAAGTCCATTAAAGATGTACGAACCTGTATCGATAAACGAACAAGTATCACCAGCAGCAACACCATCACTAACGAGAGAAGCGTATTCATTCCCTATCTCCTTTACTACATCTTGTAAAAAACTCATGAACTTTTCTTAAATAATTTTGTAATGTAATTAGAACGTTTCATAGCACGTTCAAACCATTTGGCTTCGTCTTCATCAAAAAATTCCTTCTCGGTAGGATTTTCTCCAGCACTAAAGGCTTTCTGATATTCAACAATGTATGTGGTCATCCGAATAGGAACTCCAAACTAGCAATTTTTTCTGGCTTCCATCCGATCTTATCCATAATGACCTTAATAGGTTCAAGAAAACTCTTCTCGAATTGTAGGTCATAGTCCACCTGTTTGTCAAGCCCAAACTCTTTTGGAAGAGTCTGTAAAAATGATATTACATTCTCCCCAAATCTATTAGGAGTCTTGAGATAAACAAATTTAATCTTTTCACCATCCTGTATTAAAGGATACTTATGGGTTAATTTGTTCTTCTTATTATAATGATTAAACAACAACGCACCACGTACATGTATTGGTGTTCCTTTGCTGTAGATACTGGATGGGTTTGCCCACTTATTTATTCCATTGCAACCTCTGGGGAATGAGATATCTTCAACAGGTAACTCAGAGAAATTATCCCTAAAATTCTTAATAAAATCCTGTGCTGCTTCTTCCCCATCATTCATAATAACCTTCAAGCACTCCTTAATCTTATCTCTACATGCACCTGGTGTGGAAGATTTAACACACTCTATACCCATAACCTTTAACTTAGGTTCAGCATACTGAACACCTTCACTATTGAATACGTTGAGAATATATCTCTTCTTGGCAGTCCATATACCTTTGTTGGCAATGTTCTCCCTCTTCATAATCATTTTCTGTTCGTACGCTCCAACGTACTCGGCCAGTTCTTTATAAGAACTTTCAATATAAGGCTCAAATTTAGTTTGACACACCTTGTCAAGGAACCTAACAATGCTTTCATCAGTTTTCTCTCTCCCCTTGTATACACCTTCAACCAAATCACCCAGATTGAGGTAGATACTATCAGTATCACTGGCAATAACATAATCTTCTCCTTCAGTTTTAAGTATCGTATTAAGATACTTGTTCATTTTTGCTTCAATCCATCTAATACTAACCTGTCCTGACAGAGTAATTGCCTCTGCATTAGCAAGGTTATAATATCTGAAGTATTGATTACCAATAGCACCATAGGCAGAGTTCAATTGAATCTTACGTGCCATCTGGATGTTATTGTACTTACTAATATCCTTCTTCAGTTTCTCAGTTGGTTTCTTTTCGTACTCACTCTTCGCTTTAAGCATCAACTTCTTATAAATGGTACGTTCATCGTAAATCTTCTGCATAATCTTTGGTAAGAACCCATGCACATCCTTACGATACTGAGCACCATTAGCACAAACAGCAAACTTACCATCAAAATCAATTTCTTGATTTAGAATCCGTTCAACGCTCGAGCTGGAATGTCTAGTCTCCCAGAGGGTTTCTGGTGAGATGTTGTACTGCATAATAAGATGAGGATACAAGCTATTAAGGTCAAAACTGACCACCCAATCATACTTTCCTGGAATCGGTTCCTTGACATAAGCACCTGCGTATTTTTCATCCTTTTTTGAACCCTTTCGTGGTGGAACAACAATGTCCTTATCACTCAGGTAATTATAAATGATCGTATCCCACATACGAACTTGTGAGTATACGTCCTCGAAGTTAACCTTAGCATCATAACTCATAGTTATGGCAAGTTCAAGTAACTTCATCTTGTCTTCCAGTCTGTCAATCAACTCAACGTCTTGGATGTTGTATTCAATAAACTTCTGCCAGTCTCTAGTATAAAAATCTTTAAAATTGTCATACTCGCTATGGTCTAACTTACGCTGACCTAGTTCAACAAAAGCGATATGATCGAGTCTGTATGATTCCTGGTTAGTATAAGTAAACTTACGGTAAAGATCGAGATAGTCAAGAATGTTAATCCCACTAACGTCATAAGCATAATTTTTACGTCCTTGTACATAAACTTCTCTCTCATTTGCTCTATTCCAAGGTGATAATGACCTCATCCATTTCTCACCTAATATTCTATTTACCCTACGTGCAATATAAGGTACGTCATACAGATTCACGTTCCATCCTGTAAGAATATCTGGTGTGTTCTGTACCCACCACTCTATAAAGTTTCTAAGCATATCCCTTTCAGTATCAAAGATAAATGCCTTAACACCATCAGGTACTTCAAACTCTCTAACTGCCCATACAAAAAATTCTTTCGATACCATATCTTTAATGGTAATTGAAAGCATCTCTTCTGCTGCTGCTTCTACATCAGGGAATCCATTCTCACATTGAACCTCAATGTCCAATGCAAATATTTTCATCTGGTTAATATCATAATCAACATCACCAGAAAACTCTCGTCTTATATACTGATATACAAAACGCTCATAACCATGTACTTCAAATCCCTCTACACCCTCATACTTTTTAATAAACTCTCTAGCATCTCTAGCAGTTAAGAACTCCATAGGAGCAACAGATCTCCCATCAAGTGTCTTATACTTCTCGTTCTTTTTAGAAGGTACAAATAAGGTGGGAGAAAACTTAGTACGAAATTGTACTGGAGTTCCATCCTGATACCCCCTATAAAGAATAGTGTCACCAGCTAATTGGATGTTGGTGTAGAACTGACTCATTTGTTGTCGTATAGATCAACCAAATTTGGACTTGGGTCTAGTATACTCATAATTGTGTCAGAAGTCAAGAAGACATCACGTTGCGATGTAAATGATGGGAAAGGTATTAACTCCTCATCAGATATAATTTCATAACATCCTTCTATAAGTATGCTAGGTTCTTCATCAAGCTCCGTCACCTTCCCCAACAGGTATTCCTGTCGCTGTTTCAATAGGACCACCTTGAGTTGCCCCTGAATCATCTCCTCCTCCATGATTTACTGCCTCCACTAGTTCGTTGTATTTGTCAATAACCTCTTGAAAGGTTTCATAGGCACTTACCACTTCATCAAGTTTAAGCATGATGCTATGATCTTTTGAAAATGGTGCCCAGGGTTGAAAACTAATCTCTGGTGAAGATAGTTTTCTAATTTGTCCATCTCCTACAGGTGATGGCTCTGTTAGATATAGATTATAAGGATGCCTTAATTGAAACGCAATTGGTTTACCATCAGGGTCATCCTTAGATGTTACTTCATACAAATCGGCTACTACATCTTCACCGTTTCGCATTCTTACGACTCTTACGCTCATAGTTTCTCCGTTGGATTTCGTTAATTGATTCTTTTATGATGTCCTTAAGTATACGAGACTCAGGTACATTTTTTTCTTCGGCAATAGGTCTGACATGTCGTAGTAGTTCCTCAGTATAACTTGAAGGTACATCAACTGTCAAGAGATCCGATTCACCACCATAATTATTTGGTTTTAAATTTAAATAGACATTCATTTAAGTCTCCATATAAAAAGAGACCCATTGGGTCTCTTTAGTTGTACACTATATAGCATCAATATTTACGCTGACCTAAATTGAGTGTACCAACACCAAGATTATCCCATCTTTTATATTCATCTGGAGTGACATCATTCCATTCTTTAACTGGTTCTTCTACTTCTTGTTCTGGTGCTTTATCTTGTGCATGACTGTCTAATTTACCAATATTATATCTAACATCTTCTGGTAAGAATACTGGATTCTTACACAAAAATGTATTTGCTGAATACCTTATACCAGATTTTATTTCCTCTACTTCATGCACCCAAAAATAATCTGCTGGCCAAATCATCACATCACCTCTGCCCAACTTAACCTTATGCTTACCACCCCAGAAAGCAAAATCACCACCTTCATATTCTTCATTTAGATTGATAGTACAACTACCATACACCCCCATGTCATGATCAACATGAGGATGTATCCAAGCACCCTTTTCATATTTCATAAGACGATACTTATGAGGATGCATCATACTTCCCCTTCTACCAACATGAAAAGCCCCGAAAGTATCAAGATAATCGTGATACTCATTAATCATTCTCTCAATAGTTTCATGAATCAAATAAAATGATCCACTACCTACTTGAGAATCTTTAACTTTAAATGTTGAATATGTATCAACTCCACTATAAGCCTCTGGACAATGCTCTTGTCCTTCTGGTAAGGCACTAGTTTCAAACTCATTTATTATAAAGTCACATTGTTCCTTAGATAATAAATTTTTCCTATGATAAATTAAGTCTGTTAAAGTTGGAGCAGTCATTATAAAATTGTTAGTATACTATTTAGATATCCTTTCAACAGCAGCACGAGACTTCTCAAGGATGTCACCTCTGAGTGGTACATAACCTAGCACAGATGCCTTCTCTTG